GTCGGCACGTACCATAGCTAGTAAAGCATCACCGTACATACTGGGCTTACCATTTATTACGGCGATTGACTGAAGTGCTTGCAAAGGTGCAAGGCCACACTCTAAACCCCACTGTATTGCCACAAAACAATTAGCGGGTTTGCCCTGATAATCTTTTGGAACTAAAATTGACTTGCTTAATTTTTCTGCAAACAATTCCATTTCAGTCATTGTTGTCGGCACAAGGCTTTGCCGGGTTGTTACAATACTATTCATAGGTCGTTTCCTTTATTGAAAAAGACACAGAGTCATAAAACTCTCCCGTGCCTACCTGTGTTTTCTTTTCCTTGCTTTGTGATGCGGCCTTGATTTGAAAGCCAGGTATCTTGGCGTACTCCACATCGAGACTGTCAAGACAAACGGTAATAGATTCTTTGAGCTTGTCCTTTTCAATCTTTGCCGCACGTTCTGCCCCGGCAAACTGTAGATAGTCACTACACAGATTTGCTAAGTCCTGATTTGTTTTCTCAAGATGCTTTGATATATCCTGATACTCAGGTTTTTCATCGTCAGCTATTGGCGGGTACTCCCCGTCTTCTTTCACAAGTGTCCAGAACTCTGCATAACTATCAGCCATAATCTCAACCATTGGTGCGCTCCATTCCACCGGGTAAAGGTGCATCTTTCCGCGCTGACACATACAAGCAATGATAGCCCAAGACATTTCTGCACAAAACATCTGATGCATGACTTGAATTATCCACTCAGGTTTAGGCTTATCGTTGTGGTAGAAGTCAGTCTTAATCTCAACAATGCCTTGCCCCATGAAGGTAGCTTGACCACCGTCATGCTTCTCTAATGTAATCGGTTCGGTGAGTTCAATGATGCGGTCAATGCTAGAAGCAATACCCAAACCTTCCTTGCGATAGGCTGTATCAGGCTCAAACATAATCGCGTCACCACCCGACAAACGTTCTATTTCTTCATTAGCCCATGATGCAACGCTTGGCTCTAAGTGTGTACCACGGCGCAACGCACGTTCATAACGTACCTCGTCAATGGACTCGACCCCTGCCCTTGCAAGCTTATGCTTTTGCAAAACTTCATGCCGTGTTTGGAAGCTAGTCTTATGTAGTACAATAGCACCCGCTTCACTGCTACCAATCTCGTAGCCTGTTTTCGTTAATTTTGGCATGATTTAGTACCCCTGTGCAGCGGCACAGTTGTCATCAAGGGCACAACCAAACACTAAAAACCAGTACATACTGTATACAAACAGTATCAACAGTATTGACTCTAAACAGACAGCACTGTACAGCCTTACCTGTCTGGACTGTAAACCTGTTTGGCCTGTTTGTACTAGTATAATATATATTATGCGAAAAACTCCTGCACTTTCCCGCGCTAAGTTCCTTATTTTACTCATTGTCTACTCCTTTTATACCCCGTGTATAACTGTCAAAGGGTTTCTTATAAACGTTAAACCTAACCTTTAGGGTCAAATTCAACTGGTTTTTTACCTTCAAAAAGGTCTTCACGCTCTGATATTTCTTTAAAGCCATTGGTATTTACATACCCATTGCCGTGACCATATCCACCCATTTCTGCACCCCTAGTTCTGGGGTCTTCCGGGGTCATGGTTGCAAAACGTGCATTTGCTGTCGTAACGGTCATCTGAGCATATAAGCATTTATCAGCATTTCTAAGCGTGTTAGAGTTTTTGATACGCTTTAACTCATCGACCAAAGCAGAGAGTTCTTCGATGCTTTTAGATAAATGTTCAACGTGCCACATCGGTATATCGAGGCGACGCTTAAAACGCATAACCCCTTTCCGAATGTTATACAGTGTATAATTGTAACCCTTCTTACTGTAGGACGGGTACAATGTTCGTTTACTCATCGTTTACTCTCCTATCACTATAAGTATCACGTTGGTTTATAAAAGGAATACATAGTATCATTACAGTTATGTGTCATCTGACATGACACTTGACCCAGCGTCTTTTAAACGTGCGATGAGCCTTATGCTGTTTAGGATTTCTCTTAGTTCGACCGTGTAGTACGTGTCAGCTAACCAAGTGCAATATGTAAGATAAGCCTCTGTAAATAAAGAGGTTGAGCTAATTTTATTTTGTTTTTCTTCTCTGCAAACTTTAATCCATCCAGCCTCTTCACACTCTTTTATGTATGCTAAAATCGTTTGTCGTTCCGCGACGCCTGATTGTACAAGTTCTGGTACAGTGATGTGACAGTTGTCCATCGTGGCTCTGACGACATATAGGCCAAATTTTCGTTTTGATGGTGTGTGTAATGACCAAAGTTGAATTTGCCTTTCTTCCAGTGTTTCAGTTGGTCGTTCAGCATTCATGATGGCAATTTCAGTATCAATATTTTTTCGCGCCCACAGTTCTGTCAGGTGATTTAGTGTAGCGTCATAATTGACTTTATTCATTGTTCTACCCTTTCATTCTCTTAATGTAATTGCTTACGCTCGACGCATACCATTCTGTTTTCTTTGAGGTATCTGAGTTCATCCTTTTAGACGGCGTCGGAACTTCCATTCTGTTCAACTGCCTAGCTATTTCTCGTAAGCTATGACCTTTATCCACCATGTTGGATATAACGGGCCATACATCTGACGCTCGTTCGTCAGCGAGTTTGGCTTGTAGCTCCCTACCCTTGCTAGCAGCTTGGGCAGCGGTTACCGGGTTACCCATTTCAGTAATGACCCTACCCGATGTACTAGTATAACTCCCCTTTTCTTTTATCCCGTCTTTGATACGGTTCATGGACGCTTGAGTTCTATCGCGTAGCATTTGCCGTTCCATGTCATACACGCCAGCAAGCAAGCCAATAGTCTTGTGGTCCAGTGTTTGGATTATCCACGACAACGAGTTTAATTCTACCCGTGCTAACCTCTTGGTCGAAAAAACGTAGCGTTTCCCAAGTGCGTCGAGACATACGGATAAGTGAATAAAGCACCATTGTGGCCCCGGTCTTGCGGCAATAGTCAAAACATTTGTGCAGTTCTTTGCGGCTGTGCCAATCGCTTGCGGCACTTACGCCCTCTTCTTTAAACCACTTAACAGTATGGTCACCACCATTGAGATAAGCCTTGATGCCGTACATTTGGTTTTTCACATCTTGCTTGTCCGTACTGACGCGAACGTAACAAGCGTACTTGCCTGTATGTTCTACCGCGTGGTCAGGTCTGGTTTGGCTGAGTGTCATTTTATTGCTCTCCTTTCAAACGTGCAAAGATTGAGTAAAAAGCATTAACGTATTCCTTGCCGTGCCTTTCTTCATCAAGCCCACGCTCAAACTCTTGGCACATATAAACAAGCAAAGCCTGTTGTGTTTCTGTAAGTTCGATATTCATAATACGGTTACCTTTCGTTTATACATCGTTCACCTATCCACATAGATAGTACAATGATATCAATTGTACAAGTGGTAAATGTAACATTATATTTGTACGGGTAATTTTTATGGCTACGAAAAGCGTTCTCTTACGGTTAGACCCCATCGTTCACAAAGAAATAAAACTTCAAGCAGAAGATGAGGGTAAGTCTGTAAACCTATGGTTAAACGAAACAATCTGTAAAGAACTTGGTATCGAGATTAAGCAATCCACCAAGCTAGTAAGTGTGACGGTTAACAAAGTCGCATGAAGTACAAAGCTAAAAGGGTAGAATTAGACGGCTATACTTTTGACAGTATGGCAGAGGCGAAACACTACTGGCATGGAATAAAGCCCAGGCTTGAGGCGGGAGAAATCAAAGACCTCAGACTCCAACCAGTATTTAGATGTGAAATTAACGGGAGATTAATATGCAAATACATAGCAGACTTTCAGTATGTGGATACGAAAGAGATAGGACCACAAGGGCAGTTGGGTTGCACGGTGGTCGAGGACGTAAAGGGATTCAAGACGCCAGTGTATCGGTTGAAGAAGAAGCTGGTCGAGGCAATCCACATCGGTACAAAGATATTAGAAGTCGAGCCGCGAATGTATCAATCCAAAAGATACTCTCTGCCATCTCACGCCGTAGTTATATCCAAGTAGAAGTATTGACCGGGCGTAAACGCAATAAGATTATTATGCCGTGGCGACAACTAGCTTACCTTCTAAGCTATGAACTCACGGGCTGTACTCTGACTCAAATTGGTGAGGTTCTTGAGCGCGACCACACTTCATTACTTCACGGTATCAAGCAGATAAAAAAACTAAGAGAGCGCGACCCCTACGTTGAGCAAATCTATCAGGAATTAAGAAATGAAATGTCCTGAGTGTTCTAACAAAAAAACAGTCGTGGTTAATAAGTCCTGGCGCAAAGATAAGATGCTACGGCTCTACTCATGCACGGCGTGTAGCTCTCGCTTCCAAACAAAAGAAGTTATGCGCGACAAACCAATAGACGAAACCTACGAATTTAAACTCAAAGCAAATCGCAGAAAGTACGGGTGACCCATGACTAAAGTGTACAATGCTCAAACCGACCCTCCTGCATATGAACACCGTCCACGCTACGCCGATTGGAAAGCTAAGAAAGCAGAAGGTGATGAATTTGAGCATCGCGTTAGGAAATACTTAACGAAAGAAGGTTACGAAGTCTTCAAGCCAAAAGACTACACCTACGACCTACGCTTAAATATAGACGTTCCCTTCTACGGCACACTCGCCCTGACAGGTGAATGCAAGAACGATAAAATGGCAGAGTATTCCCGCAACATGGCGTTGCAAACATACGACCACGGCAAACCTTCCGGCATACATCCAAAAGGTCCAAACCCTGACCTGTGGTTTCACGGCGTCGGTGACGAACTGTTTATTATCAGAACGTCCATACTCCAGAGCTTGTGCGAAACCTACACAACATCCTGGGGAGCTAAAACAGTCAACATGGGTAACCCGGAATCTAAAGCCTCCGGCATACTCATGCCCATTTCGGTCGCCAAGAACGTAAGAGGTGGACGATGGGTAAAACTATAGCTTGCCCCCATTGCGACGGCGAAGGTCAATACTGCACAGAAGTAGCAGTCGTGGACTACACGCACGGCGGGTTCCTAGATGAAGTCATAGTTGAGTGTGAAGAATGTGACGGCTCCGGGGAGCTAGACGATGAGTAAACTAACTTACGGAAGTGTTTGCTCTGGCATCGAGGCAGCAACCGCCGCTTGGCATCCACTTGGTTGGACGCCTGACTGGTTTAGCGAAATAGAAAAGTTTCCAAGCGCAGTTTTAGCGCACCATTACCCAGACGTGCCTAATTACGGCGATATGACAAAATTTAAGGATTGGCCTGATGACAAATCAATTGACCTTCTTGTTGGAGGAACACCCTGTCAAAGCTTCTCAGTCGCAGGACTTAGAAAAGGATTGGATGACCCGCGTGGTAACCTCATGCTCACCTATCTTGCCATTGCTGCAAGATATCGGCCCAGATGGTTGGTTTGGGAGAACGTCCCCGGCGTCCTGTCAAGTAACGGAGGAAGAGATTTTGGAACCTTTCTCTGGGCATTGGGCGAACTCGGGTATGGGTTCGCATACAGAACTCTTGACGCTCAGTACTTCGGAGTATCCCAGCGACGCCGTCGTGTCTTTGTTGTCGGATACCTTGGAGACTGGAAACGTGCCGGAGCGGTACTTTTTGAGCGACATAGCCTGTCGGGGAATACTGCGCCGCGCAGAGAAAAGAGGCAAGAAACTCCCGGCTTTACTTCAACAAGCTTTGGAGAGTATGGCGAAGGAGTTGGAACCGTTAGAGCCGCAGGCGGAGACTTAGGCGGCGGTAGCGAAACTTTAGTGCCAGACGTTTGCCCGGCTCTAAGCACTGATTTAGAAAAACAAGTTAGCAATCAAATGATAGCCAACGCAGAGGCGTTTTTTCATACCGTTGCAGAACGAGATGTAACTGGAACAATTACGGCAAAAGGAATGCAAGCACTTGGCGCAAGAGATATTGAGGAAGGTGTAGTGCATCCCGTCTTTATCCCGGCTCACGAAATGGTCGGAACACTTACCGCTAGTTACGGTATGGGCGGTATAGACATTGAAACCAAGCCCGTAGTTTTTGGCGCACAGAATAGTTCTAAGCAAGGGTTAAGCGCATCAACAGAAGTATCGCCGACACTTGATAGAAGCAAAACGCCAGCCGTTACCTACGGTATTCCTGGCAACTGGATTGGACGCAAACCAGAGAACGGCGGTAACGCAACAACTCCAATGCACAACGTCGCGCCAAACCTAACAAGCGCAGACAGACACGGTGTTGCTCACGATATGAAAGTAAGAAGACTTACCCCAATAGAATGTGAACGGCTGCAAGGCTTTCCAGACAATTTTACACAAATACCCTATCGGAACAAAGACGCAGAACAATGCCCGGACGGACCTCGATACAAAGCTATCGGTAACTCAATGGCAGTGCCAGTAATGAAATGGATTGGCGAACGTATCAACATGGTTGAAGACATAAGCTAATGCTCAAGTCAGAGCTAACACCAGACCCGGTCAGAGACGCACCAGAAGGTCACGGCGAAAACCAAACACCCGGCGCATACTCCGCACTTCCGGGCAGAGCTATCGTAGATGAACGCTTCTACCAATATCCCATGACACTCGTCGTACTAGCGCACTGCTGTGGTCACGTTAACTAC